GTTTCATTCGATCGTATTATATCGCGAGGCAATTTGTAAAATTCAGTTTTCAAAAGATTAAATCTAACGTCACTTGAACTCCAAACAACCTCTTCGACAAAAAATGGTCTATTTATAAAGGGTTTAGCATCTATTCTATATGGTTCTGGTATTGATATTTTTGGCATAACCAAATCAGGTACTTCAGGGCTCAAAATTTCTCTTGTACTTACTGAAGACACAGACGTGGCTACTGTTGTATCTGTATTTATTAAATCATATTCCGATTTAGTGCGGAATTCACTATCTATATTTATCATACTGGCAGCATATTATTGTAAAGGTATCGCCTATGCTAAAGCGATCCTAACTTTTGTTCTAATCTATGTTAAATTGTCTTCAAGGTTTTGAACAAACCTTTTTTAAAGCAGTATTTACATTCTTGAAGTGATTGATTATCAATTTTCAAGGTTAATTGGGATTATATTTGTTCTGTAGTGTAAGCAAGTTGGTGTATGTATCTTGTTCTACCATAGACTTCATAATCTGTGTTTTAGGGAATTCTTTGAACGTTATTCCCTTCTCGTTAGCTTCTTTTTTCAAATAAGCACACAAGGGTTCTCCGTAATGACCATATAAATATAGCTCAAACTGGATGGCTGTCATTTTACCGTCCATGGCTTCTTCGTATTCTTTACTTGAATCAAAATACCTAAGTGTTTCTACTATAGTATTTACGTCAAGCACTCCTACTCTCTTTTTTAAATCGTAATTATACACGAACATTCGTTTTAGAAATTGACACTCCTCCAAATCTTTAGAGGGTTGTGTGATTTGTCCTTTTCTTGCGTCCGTATACTCCATCCCTAGGGATTCTGCTACTTCTCTCATTAGTAAAGCATTAACGCTGTCACTCAAAGATGCACTCACTCCTACGATTTTATCGTCTCCTAATGTGAAGTCAGCTATCGAAGCCCACTCCATCACTGTAGCGTTTGGTTTATTACGCTTTAAGCATATAGCAGTTAACATTTTGTTTAAGAAACTATTAAATAGAGCCGTTACCCAACATCCCGAAGGAAGTGAGTGGGTGGTTAAATACAACTCTTCATTTGTTAATACGTAGCTACGTACTAACGAATCTAAAAGGACACGAAATATGATTTTATCTTCCGCCGATCCTTCAAAAAAGCTAAGCACTACTTCTATAATCGCATCTTGCAATTGGCTAGGGGCACTTCCATCGTATTTTCCGAAATCTCCATCAAAATGAGTCTTTTTGGTTTTCAAAACTCTATATAACTTGTCGAAATCTAAATAAGGGTTCATTCCTATGGCTATGCCGTTGGTCCACATATTCTTTTTAACATGCAAAAATAATTCAGCAACGTATTGTTTAGTCAAAAACGTATGATGTAAAGGTAATATTCTGTATGACCTTGGCTTATTAACTTTCTCTAATGGTCTAAGTTCATCCTTAAGTGCTTCTACACATAAGATGTCTTCGACTCTCAAATCATCAGTCAATGCCCTTTCTTTAAACGATTCTAATCTTTCAAGAAATTCTGGAGATATAACTTTATTTTCATAATCCAAATATGTCTTTTTATCCTTGCCATAACCATATCCATTTACACTTTTCTTATTCATTTCGGTGAGCTCGTGAGTACCGAAAGCTGCATCATAATTAGATACTTTTTTGAACTTAACGAACTGAGACGCTAAGCATTCTTTGGCAAATTGTATCTCTTCATTCTTTATCATGGGTATAGGTTTGTACGATTTCTTAGACATTTCTTTCAACGTTTTATTACCAAAGGCGCTCAAATTAGCCGGAGCTTTCAATTGTCGGGGAACGACGAAAGGTAACTCTTCCATTCTGTCTAATATCTCATCCATTTCTTCACTTTCTCTGATTTTATTTAGTGAAGTAGGTTTAAAACCGCTCTTGTTCATAGTGCGAGAAGATAACAAATCTGTTTGTAAAAAACGCATTCCGGAAAAATCATTCATTTCTTTGAAGATGGGATCATATTTCCCTCCTCTCCCTGTCATTATAATTCTTATTTTATCCCTCGTGGATTTTGTCCAAAGTTTGATAACTCCTTCCTTCGTCACATTATCTCCTGCGATATGGTGACCCAAAGGAATACCTGCCTCAGTCATTAATAAACTTCCACATAAACCAGGACAACTCAGATCGTAAGATATAGTAGACCCCGGGTACATAACGTACTCCTTCTTGGAAGTGGCATATTTAACCAAATGCGAATTCACAAAACAATTTCCCCTTTCTTTCATGGGTTTAATTATATCACTATTAACGCAAAACAGTTCTCTCGCTTTGAAAAAATCAACATCATCATCTTTAGGCCATCTGTAAACACGCATAGGTGTAACCGGGAATTTATCTACTCTAAGAATCGCTAAATCCTCATTAAGTAATCTCTCTTCTACTATAGCAGGTAGATTATTAAACATTAAATTCTTACTTTCATAAGCAAGCCAGTCTTTATATATATTCAAAACTGGTTCACTGCCAACTGCATGGTCGTTTAGTAGAATATACTTTCCCGACATAGTAATTTGAGTGTTAAATGTTGTTCTCTTGCCATCAACTGTTGAGGTTACACTAGCAAAGAAACAATGATTTTTGCTTGTGTTCACATAATCACTTGTTTCTTGTTCACTCTGTCCTTCATAAGTCTGTCTAGCATAACTGTCCCGAAATTTAACGAGATCTGAGATGTTAGCCTGCGACGATCCATAAAAGTATTCGACAGCGTAACTGACTATTAAATAACCGAATAAATATCCGAATGCTTCTGCCATCCTATCTGGGGTAAGCAACTTCGATATCATTTCCGTCATAGAATCTTTCAAGAAATTAACCAGCCAAGGAACCCAGTCCATCACAGATGTACTAGCCACCTCAAATATACTGGAAACTATAGACTGAGCTTCAACTGCATCGTGAAACTCTAAGCACTGTTCCGATATAAATTTTAATTCATCTTCGGTGACACTTCCTGCATTAGCATACTCTGAATTAACTCTTTCTGCGCACGATATTATCTTATAAAACCAAGCCACTAATTGAAGATTTTCTCTTCTGTTATCATGTTTGCTCTTGAACACTACTGGTTCATCGCAAGTTGTCATACCATCTAAAAATTTATTTTCCCATTTGTGTGTCTTCTTGAAATCGTATTTCCAATAGGACACGTCATATTCTTTGGTAGAATTAAATTTAAATACGTGGATTCTTCTGAAAAGAGCCTCCTTATCACTTATACAATCTTTCGACGTGAAGGACTGTATATCCATTAACTTATTCGTAGTACCTAACAAAACGTTAGAGTTGAAAAACTTAGTGTTCTTCTTTTCTGCACTTGCGCACTGTAAAGGCATTTTAACAGGAGCTACGGCATTTATGATAACTCTCCACTGAGAATTACCTTTCTGCCCTATATCATCCTGCACAAAAATATCTTGGTTTTCATAATCATCATAAAAATCCTTGCCTACTACTACACTAGGAACCTCATGTATGTACACTGATCTATTTACGTACTTACAGTACTCGACTAACATATTCATCATAGCTGATTTTCTGGTTCCTGGCGGTCCTTCAAAGACAAAACACACTGGTTCTACTCTAGCAGATGATGTAAATGTCTTAACATATTTAACGATGTTACTCTTGAACGCACTATATAATTCTTTACTCGCACGCATGTCAGGTTTACTGAGAAATTCCATAAATTCTAAATCTGTCTCTGTTTTTCCATTTAATTCTAAAACTTTATTTCTATAATTAATGTCCAACATAACTTGTGAGTTCTTGACATATTTGGAATAAACGTCATTTATTTCATCTACATATTCCATGAATTTTAAAAAAGAGAACATGTTATCGACTCTGTCGTGTACTACCTTAAAGAAAGGGCACTGGAACTTTTCCGAGGCCCAGTTTAATAGCATTTTAATAATGCCTATTAACTTTCTGATACACATAGTAATAAAAGATCCAGTTTGAATTCTTATTCCTACAAGGGTCTGAAAATCCCTAACTGCTTTAACTACTTTGTCAGGTAGTCCAAAAAGAACTAAAGATCCTGCTATATCAGTAAAATCTATCTGTGCTGCATACCTATTACGTTT